TTTCCGGCAAACATCACAAACAATCTGCGACCGAGTAGGGCTTTGGCGGTTTTTTCTGACAGCATATGAATACCATTTTCACATCCTGTTTCGCAAACAATACTATATGCAGTTCTGTTGAATAATTCTGTGGGCAGTATACAAGGCATTTGAACCAACATCCCTCGATATCTTATGTGTTGATTTAATCTTAGATAATCCATGTCGGGCAAAGGTTCAAAATCTGGTTCCCAGATAAATTCTGATCCTTGGTGCATTGGGACAGTTAGCGCATCTCCGGGCATGGGGCCCAGTGCATGAACTATCTTGTGTTCAAGATTGTGTTGTTGAATTTGTTCTGCTACAAATGTACGATGGGGTTTTTGTGTTCCTAGCATTGCATCAAAATATTTAGGCTTTGGTGCATATGGCGTTAGTTTATCTCTCAATGCATCAGGAAAGTTTTTATAAAGCTCGGCAATTCTCCAGACATGATACTGCCATGGAATAACCTTGTCACTGTGCTCATCTACTGTTCCTGCCATGATCCAGTATAAATTGTCAAGGTCTTGAAACTCTGATGCTGTTATCATTACCGGTACAAGTACTTCAGTTTCAATGGTAAAGACCAAATTGCTTATCTGGCTTAACAGTATAATTTTATCTGTTTCCCGTTGTTTGACTTGTGCAGGAGTAAGCTCGCCAGGTGATCTATGATCAACAACATTGAATGCTATTTTAATAGCAGCGGACGATTGCTGATATTGATCTATGTCTGTGTATATGTTGCATGGCTGCCGAAAGTTGAAATATTTGGGCCAGCATGGCAAGGCTTTCCAACCCCCTACAAAGACAGGAGATTCTGCGTGGTATGCATCTTGTATGTATATAGAAATCACTAGGTGTTGTCAATCAAATGAAGCAATATTGCTTGTTGTACTTTCATACTCTGAAACTTATTCCGCAACCACAGCGGTCGCGTTCGTTGGGATTTGAAAATTCAAAACCCTCATTGAGGCCTTGGCGAACATAATCCACAGTCATGCCATCAAGGTATACTTCGTGTTTTTTGTCTACCAGTACACAAAAATTAGGCTGGGCATAATTTATAGTGGTGTCGTCGCCGGGATTGGCATCAACGTATTCTAACACATATGCTAGCCCAGAACAACCAGTGGTTTTTACTGCTAGACGTATTCCTGCCCCACCACGTTTTTCTAGCAATCGTTTGATTTTGTTATTGGCCGTATCAGTGAACGAGATCATGCTTGCTACGGTAATCTTCCACAGCAGCCTTGATGGCGTCTTCGGCCAGGATGCTGCAATGTATCTTGACTGGGGGTAATGCAAGTTCTTGAGCAATTTCGGAATTTTTAATTGCTGACGCAGCGTCAAGAGTCATGCCCTTGACCATTTCGGTAATCAAGGAGCTGGATGCAATTGCCGAACCACATCCGTAGGTTTTGAATCGGGCATCTGTGATGATACCATTTTCATCTACTTTGATTTGCAGCTTCATTACGTCACCGCATGCAGGTGCTCCTACCATGCCTGTGCCAACGTCTGCATCGCTTTTGTCAAAGCTGCCCACGTTGCGGGGGTTTTCGTAGTGATCTACCACTTTGTCTGAATAAGCCATACTGGTTCCTTTTGTTAAGTATACTACCAATGGGCCGACTAGTCAACCAGTTTGAATCAACCGAGATTACGGTCTTTGTTCATGGCTGATTTGGCAGCATTGGCTACGATGTCTTGCGCCTGGTTTACCGGCATGGTGGTAGGACCAGGTTGATCACCGCCTTTGAATATCAATTCCGTGGCATCTGGGTCCATGGGTTCTATTAGTCCATTCAAGGGCGGTTGGCCAACCAGGCTTTGCAAGGTATCAGGAGTGATATCAATCCCAATGCTTTTGGCACGATTGATAAAGGCCTGCACAGGCATTTGTAGTTTTGCAGAAGTATCTGTGGCACGACCCATGGCAAATTGGGCCAAGGCCAACAATTTGTCTGCGGTGTTGTCTACTGCTACTTCATTGATTCGCATTATCTGCGCTCTCGGCCCAGGGACGCTGCCGGGCCAACGGCTGCTGCATCTAGATCTTCCTCAGGAGGAGGTGGTGGAGCCATGCTCAGATCCATTTGTTCATCACCGGCCGGAGGAGGTGGAGCCATTCCGGTTCCGGGAATCTCAACTGGTCCTTGGCCAGTTACCACACCAAGGGCTTGTTCCAGTTGTTGCTTGCTGCCTTGAAGATTCTGAACCAGTCCGCTCAATGCTGCTTGTGCATCATTGTTGAACTGAGCTGCTTGATCAGCACCGATTTGATTTTTGATCGAATCAACCAGAGCTGGCAGTTCTTTGAATTGCATTTCGGTGGTGTCTTCAATCATGCCTTGCATTTTGTCAACCATGTCTTGTGCTGCCAGCACCACCTGAGCCTGTTGAACTTCGCTTTCGCTGAGATAGTAGCCATAAGTTTGCGCACGACGATATTGCTCTTGCATTGTAGTGGCATTGTTGACGTCATTGAGTTCGTTCTGCTTGTCGGTTACTTGTTTTTTTAGATCTTCCAGTTCTTTGGTCAATTGATCTTTTCTATCTAACTTTTGCTTCGCAGCCATGGCAGCGGCCTGTTGCGGATCCATGCCCACTGGATTGGCTGCGCCTGGCTCTTGATTGCCCATTTCATCTTCGTAGATCTTTTCAGCCAGGGCCTGTTCCATCATCATCATCTTGAGATAAGCAGGATTCTTTTCGCTGTGATGGCGGGCAGGGCTGGATCGCACTTCGCCCAACATGCCTCGCACCTGGCGGTACATGCTGTGCAGTTGCTTGCGATTCAGCGAATCAAATTGCACTCGTTGATCAAAATGACCCTCGAATACTTTAGCGATTTGTCGTGTAGGGCGTGTTACGGCCAGTTCGTTTAGTTTCATTTGAGTTTCCTCGTAGTTGCCAGTATTTAGCCAAATTTATACATTTTGTCAACTCTTGTTCCAGCAGTTGACTTTGGTCTTGTCGGTAGGTCACTTTGGTTATTATAGTTTCCCAGGCAGTTCCCGACATGCGATCTGCAATGTTTTTACGAATGTAAATGTCATTGCGCAATCGTGTGAGTGATTGATCCAGCTCTTGTATCTGTCTGGCAAGATTGAAGTGTTTCAATCTGTCAGCTATGCACCAGGCAAGTGCAGATTTAGTGGTACTAAATCTGCCCACAGCATCGTCCCTTAAAGAAACGTCAAAGCACTGATCTCTGGGCTGAATTGTGTATTTGCCAAAAGCACGATACTTTTCCCCGTCTTCCACAATGACATTTTCCAGTAGGTGGGGAAGTTCCCTTTCGGCTAGAGCAGCCAATTTACGGCTGGCTTTCATTTGAATACGTAGTGCGACAACAGCCAACCAACAGTGGCCAACAAAAACCCAATGGATCCAAGCCCCCAGTTTATCAACTGATTGTTTCGATTGTCCACAATTTTATGCAGCATGCTATGCACTTCTTCTGTCATTTCTTTCAGTCGTCCGATAGAAGAATTGGCAGAATCTAGTTGTAGTTCTAGATGGCGATAACGTTCGGCACAGAGCTCCACGTGCGCTTCCAGGCTCTTCTTTTCAATTTCTGTTGTGTCCATGAATTATTTATGACCTTTTGGATAGAACCAAATGTTCACGTCTGGCTGTAGCAGTGTGGTCAGTTGTTGTTGAACATAGTTGATGATTGGAACTCCGCGGCATGCCTGTTTGAGCAAGCCCACCGGGTCGTTGTTGAGTCGAAACACATCATCAAACTCTGTTTCGAACTCAAATTCCCAACGACCGTTTTGCATTCGTATGTCAGATATGTGCTGCGGCTGTGTGTACAGGCCTATCAATTGCAGTATGGTTTCCCAGTTGCGCTGTTGATTTCTACTGCTGTTCCAGGATTCGAAATCTGTTATTGGTTGATCAGCTCGATCAACAAACGGCAAGACGTTTGTTCGAAAATGTCCTGTGACACCGGTGGGTCTACAATCAAAATCAGTCAATACACAAATACTATATGCCATGAGGTATTTACGGCCAAAAAAAAGCCCCGGAAATAAACCGGGGCTTTGATTTTTTTACTGCTATCTAAGATTAGACAGGAGCAAAGTTGGTTGCGCTTGTGGTGAACACAGCGTTGCCTGCACATGAATTCAACTGAATGTCCTGACCACCTGAAGACACTGTGGCACTGGTGTTAGCAGTGGCCAGCAATGTGACATTGCTGTATGCGCCTGTTGGATAGATAGCCAAGTTCAACACTGTTGGTGCTGCTGGGCTAAC